GCTGACGACTGGCACGCTGCCTGCGCCGTCAAGCTGTTCGCAGATGATGGCCTATTGCAGCGATGTGAAGTCTTACATGCTGAGCGATGGTGTTGCCTGGCAACCTATCACTAACAAGCGGTTCGAGACCTATGCGGGTGTGACTGACGCAAGCGGCAATTACACCGTTGTGTTCACCACGCCTTTTCCTGGTGTTCCGCGTGTCTTCCCTGTGCTTGGCCCTGGCGCAGCAGCAAACGCCCGCATTAAGCCAACGGTGGAGCTCGCAACCGGTTTTACCGTCAACGCCAACACAAACGCTGGCGTGAATCTTTTGGGTATCGACGTGCTGTTGCTTGCCACCACTAACGTGGCTGGCGCACCTGTTCGCGTCTTAGTCGTAGAGTCATGACAGAAAAAGACCTTCTAGAACTAGCCCGGCAACAGTACGCCGAAGCACTGGAATCGGATACGACCATCCGCGAAGAGTTCAAGGAAGATCTGCGCATCTTCGACGGTGAGGGCATCTGGCCTGAACGTCTGAGAATGGCTCGGGAAGGTGACCCAAAAGGCGCTCGACCCTGCCTGAACATCTCCGACCTGGGCCCGCGTGTTCACCAGGTAACCAACGACTTCCGCCAGAACCCGCCAAGCATCAAAATTCGTCCGGTTGACGACAATGCTGACGTGGACACCGCCAAGGTGTTTAACGGCCTGGCTCGCCACGTTGAGCAGCAGTCTGATGCCGACATTGCCTATCAAACCGCCAACTTCTACCAGTCTGTGGGCGGTATCGGCTACTTCCGCATGACGGAGGAAATGAAGGACGGCACTGCAGAGTTGATGATCAAGACCATCGCGAACCCTCTGTCTGTGAAGATGGACCCGTTTGCCATGGACCCGACCGGCTGCGATGCTCGGTTTTGCTTCATTGATGAAGACATTCCCAAGGCCACGTTCAAGCGCGAGTATCCCAATGTGGATATGGAAGGCTGGGGCGAAGGCGACGAGGAAAGCGGATGGATCACCGAAGACTCTGTGCGAGTAGCCGAGTGGTTCAACATCGAGGAAGTTTCCTCAAAGAACAAGATCCAGACCGAGGCTTATGGTGAGCTTGGCGAAGACGACTATTGGGCCAAAGCCGAAGAATTGGGCGAGAAGCCTGCTGTAAAGGCGTCTGGCATTGAGAAGCGCAAGGTTTGTGTCTGGCGCAAGATGGTCGGGACGAAGATCCTAAAGACTGTCACGCTGCCGATTTACTACATTCCCGTCTTCCGCATGGCTGGCGAGACCTACATCACCCAAGGGCGGCGCGTGTTCAAGGGCATGGTTCGAGATAGCCGGGACGCGGTGCGCTCCGTGTCTTACATGTTCTCGACCTTTGTTGAGTCGGTAGCATTGCAGCCAAAAGCACCATTTATCGGTGTGGCTGGGCAGTTCACGGATTTTGAGTCAGATTGGGCAGGCGCGAACACAGAGAATCACGCCTATTTGGAATACAACGCAGTGGACATCAATGGTCAAGCTGCGCCACCTCCACAGCGTTCACAGCCACCTCTTGCCTCCCAAGGCATCATGCAGGGCTTGGCACTGGCTCAGAACGCGCTCAAGGACACTTCCGGCCTGGGTGCTGCATCTCTCGGCCAAAAGGGCAACGAGACCAGCGGCAAAGCAATCTTGGCCCGTCAGCGTGAAGGCGATGTTTCGACGTTCCACCTACAGGACAATGCCGCCAAGGCCATTCGGCAATGTGGCCGCGTGTTTGTGCAGTGGGCACCGAAGGTTTACGACGAACCGGTTGTTGCTCGCATCATCGGGGAAGATGGCTCGGCTGATCAGGCCTATCTCGACCCATCGCAAGAGCAATCGGTGCGCAAGATCAGCATGCCTGACGGCTCTATCCGCAGCATCTACAACCTGGGCGTCGGCAAGTACGATGTGATCGCCTCGGTGGGCCCAAGCTACACCACCAAGCGTGTCGAGCAGGCCGAGATGATGAACCAACTGTTCCAGGCCTTCCCGCAAGCCTTCCCGGTGCTGGGCGATATCTACCTTGAGATGCAGGACGGCCCCGGAATGGACCGGATGGCTAAGCGTTTGAAGGCCATGCTGCCACCTCAAGCCGCTGCGGCTGATGAGGAAGAAAACCAAGTTCCAATCCCGCAAGAAGTTCAGGCCAAGATGAAGCAGATGCAGGACTTGCTGCAACAAGGTCAGCAGGCGGTTCAAGAACTGATGCAAGAGAACCAGCAACTGCAGCAGCAAGTGGCATCGAAAGAGGCCGAGGCCCAAGCCAAGATCTACGGCGAGAACGAAGAAACCGAGCGCACCAAGATTGATGCCGCGAAGTCGATCCAGATTGCTGAGATGAACAACAACAGCAAAGAAGCCATCGCAGGACTGCAACAGCAGATGAACGAGCTTCAACAGGTGTTTGAGCAGCAGCGCCTCTTCATTGAGACGATCCAGGCTCAAAAGCAGATGGATCACTCGCAGAGCATGGACATGATGGGCGCTCAACAGGCCCAAGAACAATCCCAATTCGACCGCGAGCAAGCAATTGCCCAGAGTCAACAACCGACACAGCCTTCGGGCGTGTAAACCCTACCGGTGGGTCCACCGGGCTTCCTCCCCAGGAAACTATGTCAACTGAAAACGCATCCGGGCAACCGGAGGGGCTAACACAGCCCGCTGATACGAGCGATCAGCAAAAGAACGTGACGAGCACGGAAGAAAACTCGGAGGCCACGCCAAAGACGTTTACCCAAGCTGAGCTTGACGCAATCGTTCAACGGCAAAAGGCTAAAGCAGAACGTAGGGCAGAAGCGCGTTTCCAAGAGTTGCAGCAAGCCGCCGCAGCCAAGAACGAGCCAAAGCCTGTCGAAGTGAAGTCTGAACCAGAACCCAAGCGGGACAACTTTACGAGCTACGAGGAATTTATTGAGGCGCGGGCTGAATGGCGTGCGGATCAAAAGGTTACCAAGCGGCTTGAAGAGTTTGAGGGCAAGGCGAAGAAGCAAGAGCAGGAAAGCAAAGCCTCAAAGGCTCAGCAGGACTTTCAGAAGCGAGTGGATGCCGTTGTCGAGATGGGCCAAAAAGCCTATGCCGACTTTGACGCCATCATCAATGAAGCGGTGGAAGATGGATTGATCCCTACAAAGGGGCCGATCTATGAAGCCATCATGGATTCCGATGTGGGCGAAAAACTGGCCTATCACCTTGCCAAGAACCCTGATGTAGCCGAGCGGATTCAAAAGCTTTCGGCCTATGCCGCCATCCGTGAACTGGGGAAGCTGGAAGACAAGCTTACGGCGAAAAAGGAAGCTCGGGAAACGATGGAACCCATCACCGGGCGACAAAACTCCAACGCAGGTTTCAGCGAAAACATGTCTATGGACGCATATGTCAAAGCTCGAAACAAGCAACTGAAAGCAGGAAACTGAAATGCCAAACAATACGCTGACCCCCATCATGATCACTCGCGAGCAAGCGCGTGTTCTTGAAAACAACCTGACCGCGACCAAAGCGGTTAACCGCAACTACTCCGACGAATTCGCAATCAAGGGCGCGAAGATCGGTGCAACCCTGAACGTTCGAATTCCACCCCAGTACCTAGGCCGTACCGGTCCGGCCTTGGCGGTGGAAGATGCGGTGGAAACGTTTCGCCCCATCACATTGACGACTCAGTTTGGTGTGGATATCGCGTTCACCTCCGCCGATCTGACGCTCAGCGTTGATGACTTCTCGGAGCGCTTCATCACGCCACAGATGGCCGCTATCGCCAACCGCGTGGACAACGATCTGCTGCAGTTGATGAAGAACTTCACCTACAACCAAGTCGGCACGCCAGGCACCACGCCTAACAGCGGTTTGACTTACCTGCAGGCCGGTGTGAAGCTGAAGGATCAGGCTGTGCCGATGGATGGCCAGATTTCCGCCATCTTGTCGCCGAATGCCGAAGCCGTGTTGGTTGACGCTCAGAAAGGCCTGTTCCAGCAAGCTGACCTGATTGCCGATCAGTACCGTTCTGGCAACATGGGCCGCGCCTTCGGGTTCAAGTTCTCCATGGATCAGAACGTGCCAACGCACACGGTTGGCCCTCTGGGTGGCTCCCCAACTACCACGGGCGCGCAATCCGCATCGCCAACCTTCTCGGGTGTGACTGGTGCAGCCGGTGCCAACGTGCTGACGCCGTTCCCGCTGGTTACCGGTGGCTGGACCGCTGCTGCCGCGCTTCGGCTGCGTGCTGGCGACGTGTTCACCCTGGCAACCGTGTTCGCTGTGAATCCGCAAAGCCGTCAACCTACTGGTCAGTTGCAACAATTCGTTGTGACTTCTGACTTCAGTTCGGATGGTGCTGGTGCTGGTTCGGTGAACATCCTGCCGCGCCCCGTGTTCTCTGGTCCATTCCAGAACGTGACTTCGGTTACGAACAACATCCCAGCAACTACCCCGCTGGTGGTGATTGGCACGGCAAACACCGGTTACCGTCAAAACTTCGTGTTCCACAAGGACG